CCATAGCGTGCTATTAGTTCATCCACGCCCATGGCCTTTGCTTTCAGGCGTTTGGATATGGCAGCCTCGATGTTAGGGTTTGCTAGGAGGTCGCAAGAAGAAGAACGAGCTGCATTATAAGAACTGTTTGGATGCAGATCCATGTACGCCATGGTTGCGTTCATGCTGTTTCCGAAGTAAGCATCCACAAATGCCTGCTGTTTCAACGTAAGTCCTTCACTGTTTGGTTTTTCCTTTGGCTTTGATACCTTTTTCTTTCTTGGCTTCGATGTAGGGGGAAGTTCTACTGTTTTTTCTTGGTTCATCTTGTCTCTCATTCACTGGTTGAGGCTTCACGAATAAAGCAGCACACTCCATAAGGGAGTTGGTTGCCTTGGCCTTCATCATGGCCGCAGCGGCAACTGTGTCAGTTGCCGAAATATCAATTGTTATACGGATACCACCGTCTGTTAGTGTCTGGACCTTGATAACCTGGGCAGTGAAGTGGATCGGTTTTACAGCCACAGATTACATCCGGCCAGCCAATTTCAAAACTTCCTCAACCGTTATAACGACATTGTATTTCTGGCCGACATTCTCAACCATCGCCTTTGTCATTATCTCGCTATCGGTGAGTTTATAATTTACACTGGCCTTTACTTCAACGATATGTATTCCATTGGGAGCCACCAGGACAGCATCAAACCCAGCGTATACATCCTGATCAATCCAGCAGCATCCGCATGCTCGTGCAGCTTCGGCTATTTCAGCTTTGTTTCTATCGGGTTTAGCTCGTCTCATGCTTCACCTCTACATGACATTATACATTGTTTATTGGCAAATTCAATACGTCATAAATTCACCGGCACCCTCTTACCCTCGATGATGTGTTCCAGGTACCAGACATATATCACCGCCAGCAACACCGATCTGCTCTGTGATCCGAGACCTGGTTTTTTGAACAGCCTCCCATTCAGTTCCCTGGTCAATGTTGTTGTCATCACGCCACCACCACTGGAACAATATATTTCTCACTAACCCAACCCCTGTCAATTTCAGCCCACCCGTTCACGATTTGTTTAACTGTGACCACTTCATCATAGTTCAGCCAGCCAACCTTGGGATACCACCAGCCAACACCAGCCCGAATATAAACTTGCGTGATCGCTTTATATAAATTCGGTATCTCGACCACAGGAGGAGGAGTTGGCGCATCCCCAAACATCTTTCCGTAATCCTCATCCCGCATAATATTAATATCGAAATGTCCGAGATAAGGATTGACTTCCACCAATTCCTTTATTCTCAAATCGCTGATGAATTGCCATATATTCCAGTGCGTGCTACACGTACCAGGAACGGTGGGTTTGATCTGTTGCTCCAACCATGATACAACAGTTGGCAGTCTATCCATGGGGATGGTTGTCCCTAAGGATGCGATGAAATATATCCACTTGTAATAATACTTGTAATACCATGCCCACCATAGATTATCTACGTCCACCAGCCAATTAACCGCTTGAGGCACGTACTTGTTGATGAACCAGTCACCCGTGTAGATACCCTTGACCCCGTTCAACTCTCGATAATAGTCTTTGTAAAACTTATTCAAAACCTCTGGCGAGTAAGGTTTACCTGTGCCAAAGTTTTTATATTCTTCCATGTCAGGGAAAGATATATTAACACCCCACTTCGAGACAAGTTGATTGGATAAATTGATCTGCCTGTCAAACGAATAGCCTGGGTAGATATAAAAATACTGCCCACAAGGAATAGAATATTTATTACAGAGATCCCGAAATCGCGGCGCCTGGCTATCCTCAACCAGCTCATTTTTGCTGTTGATAAATTGGGACCTGAATATAACAAACGCTAACCCGTTATCCACCAGCTTGTGGAATAGGTCATCTGTCAGGTTCATATTCCAGTAACTTAAGTCACATCCTAGTTTCATCATTCACCTCCAAATACAAGTATGATCCCCACAGCCATCCATTAATTGGGGATCTTCGGTAGCAGTTTTCAAACTTCTCGATGACTGTTTCCATAGTCTCACCACCAACAAACGAGTAACATCTCAGCTCACCTTTCGGCAGCATCTTGCAATGCGCGATCTTTGTTATGTTGATGGCAACCGTGTCGCTCATTTCTTCACCTCCTCAATATATTTATCTAACAATTTATCAATCTCCCCATCATTAATATTATTATGCGCGCTGTAATAACGCAGGATGCTAATCGCTTGTGCAAGGTCAGTATCCAACTCCACTATGCTGGAACGGAGGGCGGAGAGTTCTTGTTCGGCAATTTCCGACAAGAGAGTTTTTCCCCACGAACCTATACCATATTTACCGATAATTTCATCCAATGCGCTCATTTCTGCTCCCCGTCATGAAATTCAGAATATGGCTTTATGTCAATAATCAATTCACATTCAAGTGCTTGACATACACTTCTTAGAAAATCAACAGTAGGATTATATTTTCCTACTTCCATGAGAGATATTGCGTTTCTTGATACATTAGCTTTCTTCGCTAATGCCAATTGAGACAATCCCGCCCTACTTCTTAATATTATTAATTTTTCTGACATTGACAAATCGTTTATTATCATTTCTGCTCCTTTCTAATACTGACACTGCGGTCAGCACGTGCTGCATAACGGGATGTAATTACTTTGTATCCATCGGAAAACTCTACCAAAATACTATTCATCTTGCCGCGTGCTAATATCTTACAGGGCGTTCCCTTACGTTCAGGCAGGCGGTTGCGCCAAAACCATGTATATTTCATTCTCCACTTCCTGTTTTTTATCGCCCACTTCTGCGACATGAGCAAGGTATCAATTTTCCAAACTCCCTTTGGGTCGGGTGTAATTCACGGCGCAGCCAGCCCGTCCCCAGGCATATCTTACAATCAAATCTACCAGGGCTGCCCGGCTGCCACATGCTCCAGGATGGTATTTGACTTTGCCAATCATGAACGTAGTTTTTATTGTCCATCATCCGCCTCTACTGACACTGCGGTCAGCACGTGCAAATTTATCAGCCAGCATCTTTATATCAACATTGGTTTTTTCTTCCAGCGCCCTGTTGTCATAGTCGGTCAATGCAGGATGCTCTGATATTCTAGATCGGATTCTATCCATTACCTCATCATAGATTTTCAGAAACTTTGACCTTACGAAACTTTCCTGCCCGTTATCGATCTCCAGACATATTTGCGGAAACCCACCCATGCGCCTTAACGTCTCTCTTGTGGCTGGGTGATTCAGGATCGGTGAGCTGCCCCCACCCGATAGGTTACCAGCAGGCATACGCACTATTGTCTCTCGGCACTCCGCCCAAACTGCGCTGCCTGTCTCAAGTCCGGTGTTTTTTATGCGCAACTCAGCAACTTTGCCGCGTATTTCACCTGGAGAAGGAGCGAAGGCGCGTCCGCTTTCAAGACAACAGGCTTTGACTGCGAGCTGCAATTCCTGATATGGTACGTCACCCAACAGATCCTCCAGCACGTCAATGGTTGTTAACCCACCCTCAATGATCGGATTGTAGTTTGAAAATGCCAACTTGATATACGCCACAATATTTGTTATGTCATTGCGTGTTGCCATCAACCACCTCCGGTACTCTAAGTTTATTCAACTTTGCAAAAAAATCCTCATTGCTATCTTTCTTTCCAGGCTTGCTCTGCCCCTGCTTCCAATTCTTCGCGGCTGTTTCCATACTGTCCAGCAACCCGCCCCGGTTGGTAAAATGAATCTCTTTCTTCTCCGCCCAATCCGCAATGCGTTGCGCTTGCTCAAACCCCACCGATTCAACCATGGCAATCCACCTCTTTTGTTCTCTCTGATTATTGTAATTCCCGAAGTGAGAAAAGAACTCAGCGTCCGATGGTGATTTTGATTTTTGATTTTCGCTAGATTCTTTAATTAAAGAATCTATAGATTGATCTATAGATAGAGACTTAATAGAGATAGAGGTATCTATAGTTTTTTCAAACTCATTATATGGTATAGGTACGGTATCAAACGATTTTATAAATTCATCTTTTACGGCACAATCAGGACAAAGTTTTATATCAGTCTCAATTCTTGTTTTTACTTTCGGACTGGAGCTTGCTTGATACTTACTCATATTCTTGATCCATATAACTCCCTTGCCATAGTCATAAGCAATCTTATTCTCTGCGATGAAAATTTCCACTCCCCTTAGCACCGTTTCTTTTGGCAATCCTGTCTCAAACGTAATTATTTTTATTGAGAGTTCGAAAAGTCCGCATACCGAAGCGCGCGAGTTTCCAAATAAATAAATAAATAGAAGTTTTAATTCAGGCTCCAACTCCGAGAACCAATTATCAGACCATATCTGCGTATGAATTTGCCTATATCCTGCCATTAGTTCACCACCCATTCGGATTTTTCCTTCAGTATTTCGAGGAAATCAAGCGCATCTTTTTGTTCCAGTCGTACCTTTTCCCCTCCTATCATTTTTATATCAAGTATCTCTGGCATAGGCATCCAATCTACACTCGATATGCCTTCCAAGTTTATAAACTTTTCGACTGATACTAAGTAATACAAATTTAACATGTTATCTCCTAATCAAAAACCCGCAATCTTGCTGTGTTGCTGAGACACTCCTGCGAGACAGGATGCAAAATTGCGGGTGTTTGGCGGGGAAATAAAAGTTCTCGCATTAGAGTATCTCAGCATGAACATTATACTATTAAAACTCATTATACGTCAAGCGTTTTTCATTTCGAGATCCGTTGTCAAGCATCAATACAACTCCGGTCTCAATTCATCCTGCCTTGCTGTATACACAGGTGTCAATTGTCGTTTGCTGTTATCGATCCTGGCATGTCTCAGCAGCTCATCAGCGCGCATGTACCCGCAGAATGAATACGTTGGCAACCTGCCGACCATCAACACGAAATAATCAGGCACAGTCTTCCAGTTCTTGGACGCCTTCGCCTGTAAGCATCCGTTGAAAAGTACCGTGTGTTTCACATCCACCCGCATCCCGTTCACAATCGCATCGTAGGTCATAAAGTGTCGCGGGTTCATGTCGGGCGCAGCTCCGGCCAGCTTGCAAAATGCAACCTCGGCGCCAAACGAATTGACCTCATGCTCCAGCCGATCACCATGGAAGTAGGGAGTGTATCCAGCCTTGACCTGCCGGCAGTATTGGACCCGCAACCTGGCGATCCGCTTCACATCTGCAATGTCGTGAACATCAAGGGTTATGATCTGCATCTATCTCCTTCTGCAAGTCAAATAAATTATATTGATTTCGTTTTAAATTCAAGAGCGTTGGTGAATATCCAAGTTCCTTTATTTCCTTCTTTGACTTTTCATTCTTTTCAATCCAGGCGGATGCCTTATTATAAAATTCCTTTTTAATCTCAAATCCGTATCCTTTGCGGCCTGTGTTGGTAGCTGCTATCAAAGTAGATCCGCTACCAGCCACAGGGTCAATAACTACATCGCCCGGGTCTGTAAAAATAGATATAAGTTTTTCCAATAATTTCACGGGCTTTTGGGTCGGGTGAATTTTTTCATAAAACACATCTTTATCATCTTGCTCCCAATCCATAATATTAAAAATCATCTTTCCGTTGTTATTGAATTTTGGCAACTTATCGCGGTATAAAATAAGCCCATATTCGGCATTACCGACTACCCGCATATTCGCTTTTAGGACTTGTGCAGAGAATGATTTCCTGAATATAAGATTCAGATAATTCTTTATTTCATATTTCTTAGCAAGTTCAATCAACTGAAATTGTTGCTCAAAGCTACAAAAGATAATCATACAGGGTGCCTTGCCGCGCTCCTTTGGTTCTTTCTTCATCATCTTTTGGCAGAAGTGCATGAACTCTGGCGGCTTAAAATATTCGTCAGTATCAAAAAATGCTTTATGCGCCAATTCACTTTCACCATTATTATTATCCCCATCAATATACCAACTTGGGTTCGATCCATAAGCATTGATTCCGATTTGATAAGGTATGTCTGCTATCACAAGTTGGGCTGGTGGGATGTGATACCCTTTATAATTCTGAAAATGATCATTTATTAGCATAATGTTTCCTCAGTTCCACCAGGTTATCAGCTGCTTCGGATACCCAATCCATTTCTTTTATCATGGCCGTACCCATCGCAGACCAACTCGCATAACCTTTCATCCTGGCAATCCTGTTAAGCCTTTCATTGCGCGCCCGGGTGTAGGTAAGGCCAGTATGAGTGGTTGGCGGCGGCAAAAGTAGTTCGTCCGCTTTTGGGCAACATGCAAAATGGATCTCATTACATACCACACACGCCTCCACTCGTTTTATAACTACCAATCCTAAGCGTTCCCTAAGTCGATTATCTTTAGGATCATAATCCTTATTTACTATTTTCCACAACAACGCGCGCAATTTATTCTTGTCATCATTCGGATAATATTGCGCAACAATATCACCCCAAGACCTGCCTTTTTCGATTTCTTCTTTTAGCATTATTTTGAGTTCCCACGTGTGTTTCATAATAAAAGACCTTATAGTCTGTAACTAACAGTTACAAGCTCATTTTATGTGCTTTTAGACGGCATCTAACTCGCCATCCTGGAGGTTGCTAATCCATACCACGTCTCAGCACTCTCCATCACCACAAGAACACCACTTAGATAGTCTGACATCTTCCACTGATATTTCAGATATTCTATGTCCCTGCTTAATATATCTTGCGATGTCTCGCGCATCATCTTGAATATGCTCGTTATTGACCGAAGCAAAAAATATTCCTGCACAAACTTTGCAGTAGAAAACAATTGCTGTGTGTACCTCTGGCTCCCCCCTCGCTGCTGTTGCGAATAAACTTGCTGCACCTGCATTATATTCAGCCTTTTTTTCTGTCATGATCTTTTCCCTTTCACAATATGCCTGCGCTTAACACTTGCTGCTTGTCGCAGTTTTTGAATTATTCGTCCACCTTTGACCAAGCGAGCACGTCGACACCAGCGACACTCACCGCCGCGTATCTTTATGGTCACGCGTCCACACCCGGCAATACACTCTCCTCGAACAGAATGTACTTGTTTGACAATCTTCCTCTTACTGTGTTCTCTCATAGTTTCTGCTCCTCAAGCGATCTAACACACGCTTTGACAACAGCCTCATATGCGGATTTCTTTCCATACTTATACTGGATAGCCTCGACAGTATCTTTCAGGTTGCCGACATGACAGCCTAGCATAATAACTGCCTTATCGTCTTTGTCCAACCAGGCGTAGCCGATGCGCTTTTCTTTTCCAACGGGTCCGAAAGATAGGATGCCCTTGGCACCGATCAAGTTGGCACCGCTCAAGTTGGCACGGCTCAAGTTGGCACCGATCAAGTCGGCACCGATCAAGTTGGCACCGCTCAAGTAGGCATCGCTGAAGTTGGCACCGCTCAAGTTGGCACCGATCAAGTTGGCATCGCTGAAGTTGGCATCGCTCAAGTCGGCATCACTCAAGTTGGCACCGCTCAAGTCGGCACCGCTCAAGTCGGCACCGATCAAGTAGGCATCGCTGAAGTTGGCACGGATCAAGTCGGCATCGCTGAAGTTGGCACGGCTTCCGCTTTCTTCGTCTCTCAACCACTTGCTATGTTTATCTAATACTACTTTGATTTCATCTGCGTTCATTTTACACTCCTGAACTATTACCCCAACCCTGCCGTCTTTTATGCGGATGCTTTTGTATTTCCGCGACACGGGCAGGGTAGGGGTTGGGTTAGTTTTAGCTGTTCGCCTGTGCTTTTGCGTCATCCACAAACTGCTTCAATTCCTTGTACATTGCCCGGATCTGATCGATGGTCACGTTCTCGGGTATTGTCTCGGTTTTGATCCCAAGAGCGGCCGCATCCAATTCCAATTCCTTATATAGGCGGATACCCTTTTCGATTGGGGTTTCCTTGACTTCCTTCTTGTCGGGAGCTGGAGTGGCCGGCATATCCACAAATTGACCGTCCACAAAATCGTCAATGTCCTGGGTGAAGTATTCACTCATCCCGGTTGCTATCAGGGTTGCGGCTACCAGTGCGCGCTTATCAGCCATTTTCAAGATAGTGTTTACCAGGTCAGAAACATCAGGGTTCTTTACCAACCCCAATGCCTGGTCGGTGATAGTCGGATCATTGACCGCAAACTCCATGCCGCATCCGCCAATTTTTGAATAGCAGTAGTATCCAGGTTCTGCCTTCGGGTTGCTCTTGGGTGGGAACTTGCTCTTTTTGATAGCAGGTTTTCCACACTCAGGGCATACACGCTCACCGCCACGATAGCGATATTTCTTTTCCCAACTATTGCATGATCCATCCACGCTGGCTACCAGTTGTTCACCGCGCCAGAGATTACAGGTGCGCCGGTAAAAGAAGAATGGTTCCCCGCCGTGCTGTTCCCCTGTCCAGTCATTGATAACCTCAGCATCCACAAAGCGGGGGGATAATCCAAAGAATGATGTTGCCTTCTCGGCACCAGCTTTTAGCAGGGTGGGTTTGTTCGTTCCAGGGATTTCCCCGTAGTCCACACCCTTTTTCATAATGCCGTCAATCAAATCCTTCTTTGCCTGGTATGCGGCAAGCGCAACCTGGACGGTTACAACCGGAGCCATAAACCCGGCTTGTTGGCTTACTACGATTTCTTTTTCGTTCACTGTATTTCCGTTCATTGCCTTCCTCCTCTATATTGGGTGCATACTGGATAGTATGCTTTGAATTGTGTCACGATGATCGCGCTCATCTTCTGCAATGCGCTCGATGTCGTCCTGGACACGATCTTCATAAACTAGCTTTACTTCGGGTTCGTTGAAAGTTGTCGCCTGATCAAGATAATCCTGGGTTCGTTCCAGCTTGTCATATAAGCTCACGAGCTCGCCAATGGTCATCCACGTGACCTTAGCTTCCGATCCGTGTACCCGTTCCATTTCTTCTGCATACTGCTTTGGGGTGTATACCTTCTTTGCCATTCCTTCCTCCTGCAAATAACCGATTGACTTTTGATTGCGGGTGTCTTATAATGGGGTTGTCTACTCCTCTTCAGATGGACACCCTTTCCGATTTACCGCTCTACCTGCATGGAGCGGTAATTTCGTTAATTACCTGCGATCTAATTCTTCCTTCAGGGTGATGCTCTTGCTGCTGATGGTGCCGATGATGGGGATCTCAACCAGTTGCCACTCGAGACCGAGTTTGTCGGCTATGGTTGCAGATATATTGGCACGACCATTCAGGATGTCTGACAGATAAGCCTCAGAGATCCCAAGACTGGCGGCCACGGCCTTCTGCGTTCCAGCTTCACTAACCATTTGATTAAGTTTTTCGATTGCTTTATTCATACTGCCTCCTTTATATACTTATATTATAAGCATATTTGCTGATATGTCAAGCACCAATATTAAAGCAAAATGGCCAGGATCATTCCTGGCCATGGTTACTTGCCAACTTTATCTTATTTCTTCGCTTCGACTTTGGCAACATCCACTGTTGCTTTCGCCACAGCATCCGCAGCGTCCTCAGTCGCTATGCCCGCGATCACTGCATAGATCACCGGCTGCCAGGCACCGATCAGCCAGATGATATTCTCTCCGACTTCAGGGGATACATAGTGAGCAACAAAGTAAGTGGCCGTTGAGATGATAACATCAACTATCATAATCCAGAACTTCCTTGACTTTAGTAATCTATTCATTTTCTTTCTCCTTTGTTATTATAAGTTGATTTCTTTGTAACCTGTTTAGAAACAGTATTCAGATCCAAAATCGGCTCAATAGTTACAATCCCTACTGAAGGGGGATCTCCGATCTCAAAGTTGATGGTGATCCTGTACTTCTTCTTTTCGACCTTGTCAATTCGAGCTTGCATTGCTAATATCTCTTTCCTGAGATCCAGATTTACATCGGCATACGCCTGCGCAGCTTCTGCGAAACTCTTTGCGCTTGATCCGTCCAGAGACGATATCTCGCTCCCATATTTTCGTAAGGCGATCCACAGAAAGCCTATTCCGCTTATTACCATCCAGATAGTTTGTATTAGATCAGTAGTTGTCATAGATGTTTCCTGTGTAAGAGAGCGACATAAGCCGGAAAGAGCATGATCAGAAACAAGACCGGACGCACAAAATTTCCGTATGCAGTAACAGCAATGATCCCAAACAGCACTGAACCATAGATGATTGCCATATACCCGTGTATTAGGACTATGACTGAGTATATTATCTTTGTGTTCTGCGCGTTGTTATTCATCAACAGCAGGTAGATAAATATTCCTATCGACATAACTGCGCCTATGAAACCAAATAAAACAAATACTAACGATAATGTCATAAACTCTCCTTAGATATTATAAACAAGCTGTCCTAAGTAAATGCCTTTCGTTCCTGAGTTGGTCCAGCCAACAGCCGCATCTCCAGATGGATAATAGGTTAAAGTAGTACCTGCGTTTATCGTTAACCAACCAATACCATAGCTGGTTGTAGCGTCCCTCCGCCTTGCTGGGTTACCAGCTGACAAACTTGCAGCAACTGGAGCCGTTCCTGTCATTGTGGTAACATTACTCGTTACAACTGAGTTGAACGTACAAATACATAAACGACCCACTATTGCAAATCGGAAGTTATCAGTCGTGACAGCCGACCCGCCCTGAACGTTATGTCCAGTCACACCCGACCAATCCATGTAAGCAGGGAAACCAACTGGACTTGCCATCTTACTGTAACCGTTGGCGGTTATGGCAGCATTAGCCACCGTGTAGGATATTCCGCCCGTCAAGGTCAGAACGGTATCTGCCACCCCCACGACATAAAAGTATTTCCAGGTAGTCTGATACAATCTTATCTTGTCACCGATAGAATAAAAGCTGGCTGCCCCTGCTGGCACTGTGATGGAAGTCGCGCTTAAATATTCCCAAGTTTCGTCAGGGTCAGTCCACCCGTCATTGCAGGCGGCGGCGGCGATTGTAAGTGCGTCATAAACGGGGTTGATGTCAGCTGCTTCGACATCATCCACGCCATCGGTTACTTGTGCGAATGTTGGATTACTTGGCATAATTATTTCTCCTGTTATACGTTGTCAACGCCTGCTATTTTTTTACAGGCGGCAATGGCGATGGTTGAAACAGTTTTGACGGAAGCCTGTGCTACTCCGTTGATGGTCTTTATTGTAGTCGTGGTGTAGGTAACAACCAGATAAGGCCGATAAGCAACGGTTGCATCGTCAAAAGCATAAAACTGGATTGTTTGAAAATCGGACGGTGGAGTACCAGCCACATCATTTGAGTTTAATATCGAATAATATGTTATTCCGCCTTTGACAACCCAAGTAGGGTCAAGCAATCCACTTTCATATGTGGTATTAACTAAGACAACAGATGTATTTTGCCAGATATTATCATCGTTACTTGCGGCTAAAGCTCCATCAAAATATGTATCCTTGTTTGCGTCAGTAATTGGATCTTGCCCAGACCAATCATGCTTTTTAATAATTACATCAAAGTGTGTATCAATATTTTTAGCATAGGGCGTCATACCTAATTTAACTGTCAAAATCGTGGAACTAACGGGGATTACAGAGGTATCAAATTTAACAGGCCCGCGAAATACTTGATAATTAGCCCCATCGAAATCATGCTGAATATAAATTTTGCCAGGATATAAATAATAGCCGGCTGTGCCTCTGGCTGTTGCATAACTTGCATTTGAATTATAGACAGAACCGCTCCCACTACTGGCAAAATCAGCCATCTAAATCGCCTCCAACCCCAAACCAATAATCAGGGCATTGAGCAAATAAGATATTTCTGGTGTCCCTCACAATCTCCCACGCGGACAAATACACTTTATCGGTTTGGGGTTCTACAAAAACCATGCCAAAATCCGATGTCACAAAAGCTACTACGGCATGACCGGGCGGGGTATCAAATTCCAAGCCAACCAGCCTAGCGTCTATGCCTTGCGCGTGGGCGTTCCTTATCAAATCACACCCAAAATTCCAACACACAAAATCATCGGTATATTCTTTGGCGTCTGTAGTATCCGCCGCCAGAAATTCATTAACTCTGGACATGGTAACCACCATCGGCTTTTGTATAGTTGATTCACCCTGCGGGAATGGGGTTGTTTCCACTGTCAAGAGTAAAAGCAAGAAAACAAGCAGGTAATTCTTAATCATCAAACATGCTCCACCATGACAAGTTGAGGGTTCCACAGGATTGTGTCGGCATTAAGAGCTACGCCTAATACCTGGATAACGTCATCAACTCCTGACGGGGCTGTTTGGGTCATGGTTCCAACTGCTGTGCTTAGATAGATTAAACCTCCGACTGTCCACGCCCACGCATTATCTCTAGCAGAGCCAATGACCAGGAACTTTCCAGTAGCCGCCGCATCTATTCCGGCTGTTTCTACACAAATAACACATGCTCCTGAAGTGGCTATTGCGTCCGCATCTGCAAGTGCAGCCTCTCCGGAAGCATTGATATAACAAACCTTGCCAAACGCTGTAATAGACGTAGCGGTCAAAACTATGGTTATGCCTGTAAAAGAATTGTCTGCACCCAAAGTCTTAAGAATATTAAAATCTGACCATGTAGGCAGTCCGCTTGTAACCGTCAGCATCTGCCCCTCATTGCCTATTGCCCGCCTTGCCAATGTGTCAGCGGCGGAACCATAAAGAATATCTCCAGCAGCAGCTACTAAATCTTGTGCTGGGTCAATCGCCCATGCAGGCGCGGATGCACCAGCTTTCAGGATATAGTTCAACGTGCCAAGTCCAAGCCTGGTAGCGGCGTTGGCGGCGGTTGCGTACGCGATATCTCCGGCAGTTGTGAATATGTCCGGAACTCCAGCCGCAAAGTTATCTCTCCAATATTGATTCGCATTTGCCGCTGTAAATGTATCTCCGGTGGTATACGTCGGGACGACTTGATAGCTCATTATTTCACCTTATCCTTCTTGACCAGATCCATCAAGACCTTTTTTTGTTTTTTCATATCTTCAATAGTTTCACCTGGAACCCACGATCTTGACAAGCCTATTAATAAAGACTTTGCATTGAGTGCCTTTTCTGAATCAGTATTGCCGATTGTATCTAATACCGGACGTTGAAGTAATTCATCCTCTATCTCGTCAAGGTTACTTGGGAATATTACGGTATATGCATTTCCGTTAATTGCTTTATTCCCACACGACAGGCAAAAGAAGAACGGATCGTCATGGTCTACGTACTCCGCACCGTTACAATCTGGACAGTCCGCCAACCATCTTCCAAAATCCACCCTTGCATATACTATTTTTTTGCTATCAATTACACCGTTCCAGGATGGACGCTTTTTATTAATGGTATGAAGTTTAGCAATATACTCACGGTAAGTATTACAGTTGTTTTCTTGTGCTACCGATTGTCCATTTATTAGTTTCATTATTCCTCACAACGCAAATATACTGTCTACGCCCAACTGGACGGGGAATTGCCAACCACCATCGAACCCGATAAATGGTTCTAATTTCATCGTGGTTCTTACACTTTGCCCGTTAGGACCAAGCCATTCGTGCTTGATATTAGACACTGAGTAGTTGCTACTCAACCCCAACTTATCTATTGTGGCACTTAAAGCTCCAAACAAGCCAACCCCGAATTGTAATTCCGGTCTATCTTCAAATTGTATCACCGGGAAATGCTGGATTGCACTTAAGCTATCCTGCAAATATTCCGCATAAGCCTCGGCTGTAGTAATGAGTTGTATCCATTCGTTGTCCAGTAAGAACTCTCGCTTACCCGTGCCTGCTTTTATTGCAGTTAAATCTGGCGTATCCAGTGCGTCCCCGCGTATCTTCAATAAAGTTATATATCCAGTAGATGCTGAGTTATTCGTTATCGTTACTTTGGCGGTCTTTGAAAACGCCACTATCGTAACCGTAAAATCTCCGGTCATGTCCGCCCCTAAACCGTCAGCCTGTGCATTCATTGTATAGTCTGTGGTTGCTAACGGACTGATAATAGATTGACAAGGCACACTGTTATAATTATAGGCAAACGAAGCCCAATAAATACTCGTTGCTCCGGCAGCGATTGCAGGCTTATCCTGCAAAGTCCATATATCACCTGTGGCTCTTAGAACCTTTGGATAAACGTTTACAGTCACTTTATCCCGTAACGTTTCCCACGGTTGCCCCTGTGCGATTTCTTTCAGTAGATCCGCCTGAGTAATGTCAATGCTAATTGGAACGGTTGTATTTCTACCAACGAAAGTAGCCGCGCCGTTCTCCGCAATAAAGAATACCCCCAGGTCGGCTTGTGCAAGTCTATCCAACGCAGTAGCATACGATTCTTCACCCGCATACCAATACGTCAAGGTTATGGATGAATCTCCAACGTTCTTGCCCCAATAATAACCAGAATCGTCTATCAACGTTCCAACAGCGGTATCAATATCAATACTAGTCTGGATCGCAAGCGAGGGTGTATCTTGATTAAGTTCATTCAACCCGTCAATCAATGTCACTTTCACAACGTTATTGCCAGGAGTAGATACTGGAATAATGTCAAGGATGCGCCCTGCAAATACATCGTATTGAGTATTTGATACCGAATTATCCCTGACCTTTATCTTTGCCAACTTGCCAGGTGAAATATTTGGGTAGAGTGGAGAGTTTGTGTTATATGGGTCATACCTTCCGTCATCGTTTATAAGTGTAAGATAAACACGCCCCGGAGTAACTGGTTCAAAGTTCGTTATAATGTTACCGTCCAGCCAGCCGAGATAATTATCCCTGCCCCGCCCCAGGTCAAGAGCAATACATTGATCAACTTCATTCGCGCCGTCAAAATGACCGTCATCATTCCAGTCTACCTCGATCCCCCATGACAAGAGACTGTCTTTGGCTACAGCACCGTATTTCTCAGCACCGTATTTGAACTCACCATACCTAGCCATTCACACCAACCTCACGCATACCCTTACGGATAAACGGTAATAATTTGTTCTGGAACTCGTATTCATCCGCCAGGCTTATCATAGGTGCGTAGGTCAGGTTGACAATAACAGCCCCGCCGCCACCCCCTCCGAGTGCATTCATCGCATCCTGTTTTGTAAGCACATACCCTCCGCCGCCAACAAATACCTCGGGGCGTGATTGTGCGCTTTCATCCCAGAGATAATTGCCACCAAAGGAACCGCCGCCAGCTAAAGCACCATCAAATAACATGCCACCGTTCTCTACAGATCCGCCAGTTGCCAACGCTTCATAATTGCCGTGTTGTCTGTAATAGACATTAACATTAACGTCTTTATCTTTTATACCCGCCAGATTATTAGCGAAATTCAACGCTTCCAAAGCAGCATTATAGGCCTCTTGGGTCAATAAACCGACTGCCAGACGATATTCCAATACCTTTTGTATGTCCTCTTCTGTGAACGCACCGTCCGCTGTTAGCTGGACTTGCAGGAACCCTGCTATCATTTCATTGGTTGCATCAATAGAGGCTTGCTCCGCTTCCCCTAGTTTTCCGGTAAACTCCTCGACCTTGTTTCGTGCATCTATCACATACTGGCTGGCTTCTCCCCAGCCAGCCGCCAGTAATGCATCAAGTTCTCCTTGTGCCTCTTTTAGATTGCCCTCAGCCTGGGTAATGTTATCAAGATTAGTCTCAAATTGTTTGGCAAAACTGATAACAAAACCAAATTCTGCCTGAGAACGCTGCAATGCGTCAGCAGCCTCTTGAACTGAGTCAGCCATTCTCGCGGCTGCTAATGCTGTTTCATCTATGGCTGTGCTGGTATCTTCAGCACCAAAACCAACCGCTTCCAACGCATTAGCGGCGGCTTCTGACGCACCCTTAAAATCTCCCCTGAATAATAATGCCAACCATTCAAAATCTGTTGTAGCTGCAGTCGTAACATTTATTAAATCTGTAAGTGGAGGAACCAAGCCTTGCCCTATTTGTACTTTCAAACCCTCCATTGCATCATTTAAACCATCAACTGCTAATTCGTATTCCCTGGCATCGTCAATCGCTTGTTGTGTAAGTATTAGATTTTCAGCTACAGCGTCCGCCTGAGAACGAATTGCATCTCCACCCTTTAACATGATCTCGGCAAACGCAGCCCCCTCCCGTCCAAACTTCTCAGTTAAGAATATCTGTCTTTCAACGCCCGGTTCCAGTTTTAAATATTCATCTGATAGATCCGCCAGTGCGTCAGTCGTAAATGCAAACCCTTCTGACGCCATTTTCTTCATAACGAGCGTTAGTTTTTCAGCATTAATTTTGTAGTCGTCTGTTACTTGTAAAAGTCTGGATACTTCTTCAGTAGATTCTCCGGTAACCAGCGAGATATTCCTTACCTGTTCGGCATATTTTACGAATGTGCCAACGGTTTCATCTGCGACAAACTTAACCGCTCGAAAAGCCTTCGCCCCGACTTGCAGCATGGAATTTATTTCTGTCCACGAGCTTTTGAAGATTGCGGCCAGGCTTTTCTGTCCGCTGTTTACACCCTTACTTTTATCCGCAACGGTATCAAGTTCTTTTCCAACCGCTGCAATATTGCCTTTCCCTTCAACGATCTCGCGGGTTATGACTTCGATTACATTAGGCATTATTTCTCTTCCATCAGTTTCTTAGGCAATTCAAATGCAAACTCGGTTATCGCATCCAACCAATCTTCCGGCCATTTATCAACTTCCCACGGCAATACGGCAACTCCACAAGTCTTATAGATGTTATTGGCCTTGATGATCTTGACCATGTATTCATCTTCTGTCGCTATGCCCGCCGCAAGCCGGTTGCTCGCGGCGTTCAGGCGTTTTTTCTTGTTGTCCGATATTCCTTGATCATGGCTATGATTTTATTCTGCAGCCAACCCCAAAACTGAGGGTCGGTTGACATTGTTTCATCCACCATCTGCCATAATTCTTCCGCCGTTATTCTGCTATCCATCTCACCCTGAGATAATAGTTCGGATACCCAGGCATATAATTGTCCTCTAAATTCATCTAATCTTTTAGGGTCTTTGGCAGCCTCGGCAAACTTTCCAAATCTGTCGAGAAAATCACGCGGTGGATTAACCCATACTTGCAATACTGGCGTTATCTCCACCGCGTATTCCGACAACGGTAACGGTCGTACAATTTTAGGAAAGTTTATCTTCATGGCAATGAACCTAAGGAAGTGAAGTTAATAGATTACAGACTTTCAGGGAGGCAAAAAGCGCAGCAGTTGAGTCATATCGCGCCCGGAACGTTCCGGTCAGGATGTCATTGCCGTCCTGTTCGTCGATCTTGCTGAAGCCTTCCCATTTGCCAGCCAGATCAATTTGCAGTATCTTGGTTGAGAAAGCGGTCCCGGCGGTCGTCAGGGCTGCACCTGGGAATTTCAAGCGGATCTGGCGCGGGGTTCCTGCCACATAAAAAGCCTTTTCGGCTACGCTGGTGGTGTCATGCTCATAGGTTAGAGATACAGTCACTTCCGGCCCGGC